TAGCCGTGCTGAAGTCACCAGAGCAGGCAGCTGCTCGAGCACTCGTTGCAGATCCTGCCGTGGCCATGATCCTTGGCCAGCGTATCTGGCCCGTGATCGCACCGGCGTCTGCGTCCCTACCATTTGCCACATGGCGACGCACGGGCGTCAGCCGCTCGCAAGGGCTCTCAGGCCCGACAGGTGCCACGTCTGTTCAGTTGGCTGTGGACGTGTTCTCGACCACGTACGAAGAGGCCCGCGAGGCCGCCGACAGAATCCGTTCAGTTCTGGATGGATGGGGCGGGCAGGTGACAGACTACGTAAGCGTTCGAAACGTGAGCCTCGAAACCGAGTCTGACGGCTTCGTACAACTCGCTGGCGGTGACTTACCGCCCGTTTATCAGGTGACGCAATCTTTCTCAATCCTCTGGCAGGAGACTTAGCAGATGGCCTTTGAAACTCCGCATGATGGCTCGGGCACAGTCCTTACGTGGAAGAGCACGACGTACACCGTCACCAACGTCGTCGTCAGCATGACGGACCCGACTGCTACCGAGGACAAGATTTCCGTTTCGCACCTTGGCCAGACGGCTGGCGAGACTGCCAAGACGCTTGACCTGCCGCTGGCCGGCGCTGCCTCTGGCGACACCGGGCAGACCGTTCAGTTTGACTACATCGGCAAGACGATCATTGCTGACAAGGAAACTGGCACCCTGGCCATCACGGTTGGCGGTACGTCGCTTCTGAGCCGTGCTGGCACCGTCAACTCGTCCACGCTCACGCTGGCGACGCAGGACGCGATCCGAGGCCAGGCCACCATCCGTATTGCCCGTAGCTAGTCCGTGACGGAGGCCCGTCATGGCTGGCTACTCAGCGGGCGTTACGGCTACGTGGAACAGCGTGAACTTCGGTGAGGTTACGGAACTGACCGTAACTCACGGCGGCGCTCTTCCATTGGCTCGCGCCAGTACGTGGACGCTTGACATTGGCACTATAGAGATGAAGTGCCTAACCACGGCGAACATCTCCACGGCCAACTACGGCAAGCGCTCGCTAGTCACCATTGCTGGTGGCGGGCTCGCTTACTCGGGCAAGGCAGTGCTTGAGAAGTTCACCATGGCTGGCGTGGTCAATGACGTGACGCGGTACGCAGTCACGCTACGAGTCCAAGGCTAGGAGGAACCATGCTGAGCGTTTCAGAACTTGCTGCCCAGATTCTTGCGGCTGACGATCTGCCCGTTCTCAAAGTGACAGTGCGTGAGTGGAAAGGCGGTGACGGCAAGCCGCTTGTGCTTGGCGTGCGAGTCATGACCGTGGAAGAGCGGGACAGCTACGAGAAGGAGTGGGTGGGCAAGAAGGAGACGGGTATCGACAACTTCAGAACGAAGTATCTGGCCCGCTGCCTGTGCCATCCCGAGAGTGGCGAGCGTCTCTTTGACGAGGCTGGCATTGAGCAGCTGGCGAAGAAGTCAGCGGCCATCGTGTCCAAGCTCTTCGAGAAGGCGCTCAAGCACAACAACATGACCGAGACTGACGTGGAGGAACTCGCAAAAAACTAAGCGTCCGCCCGACGAGGCGTTTCCTGTTTCGTCTGGCGGGGCACTTGGGAATGACGGTGAGGGAACTGTCTCGCCGCATGGATTCGCAGGAGCTTACGGAGTGGATTGCGTTTACCCGCCACTTCCACGCTCTTCCTGATCCATGGCGGCAGACGGGCCTGCTGACGAGTGCCGTGCTCGCACCGTACTCCCAGCAAGGCAAGGCACCGAAAGCGGACGACTTCAACCCGATTGAGAAACCACCCCAGCACGCAGACGAGATGAAGCGGGAGCTGCAAAAGCTCCTAGCGTTCCCCGAGTAAGCCATGGCCACCATCCTCTCACTCGCGCTGAAGGTAAACGCCGACGCCTCTGGCGTGGTGAAAAACCTGACGCCGGCTGAGCGGGCGCTTGAGAATCTGGCCAAGCAGGCGAGCAAGGCCACGTCTGCGTTTGACGTGCTGGCGAAAGACAGCCAATCGGCAGCAGATGCTCAGGCCGTTCTAAATCAAAAGTTTACGGATTTAGCGGAACAGCTTAAGGGCGGGTTAAGCGCTCAGCAGTATGCGGACCAGTTTGCTGCTTTACGGGAAGAAGTAAAAAACACGGCCGACGCATACGCCCGCGCCGCTGAGATAACGAAGAAATACACGAGCGCCGAGCAGCAGCGTCAAGACTCTGTCGCAGAGCTTGAAAGGCTTTTGCTACTTGGTGCAATCTCTGAAGAGACTTATGGCAGGGCTGTTTACGAAGGCAGTGAGGCGCAGGCGAAGGCTATTGCGGCTGAGCGAGAACGCCTTGAAGTGCTCGGGCAAGGGCAAAGGCTTGCCGAGCAGTTTGCGACTACAGAAGAACGCAGGGCGCAGCAGCTGGCGGACGTAGACAGACTGCTTAAGGCCGGCGCAATTTCTGAGGAAACCGCTGCTCGCGCGCGAGCAGAGTTCAGCGGACAGAATGCAGCGGCCATTCAAGCCGAAAAGGATTTGGCCGCCGCTGCAGAAGAGTCTGCAAAAAGAAGGACAGCGGCAGAAAAAGAAGCCTCTGACTTCATTGATAAAGTCAGGGGAGACATAGAAAAGGCTTCAGCTTTAGAGATTGCTGAGGCCGAAAAGATTCGTGCCCAGGCAGTCGCCGCAGCAGGAAGGATCATTGAAGCAAACCTGACTCCGCAGGAACGGTACGACCGGCAAATGCAGGAGCTAAATACGCACCTGCAAGAAGGACGCCTCAGCCAAGACCAGTTCAACCGTGCTGCGGCTCGCGCCGAGCAAGACCTAAACGGGGTAGCAAAGGAAGCAACGGTCGCTGACGATAGGATTGATAATCTCAATAAAAACGTCAGCCTGCTTGCAAAGATCGAAATCGGAAGACTCATTGTTGACGGACTGCAGGCTCTTGGCTCCGTGTTCACTCGCGTGACATCTGAGGTCACGTCGCTCGTCTCAAGCGTCAACACGTCTGTCGATACGCTTAACGACTTCTCGGCCCGTACTGGCATCGGCGTTGAGGCGTTGCAGGGCTACTCGTTCGCGGCCAAGCTGGCCGGCGTGGATACCGAGCAATTTCTTGGGGCAGTTCAAAAACTGTCCGTGAGCATTGGAAAGGCTTCGCCTGGCGATGCACTAGACAAGTCATTGCGCGGAATCAACCTATCTCTAGAACAGCTTCGCGGGCTATCTCCAGAAGACCAGTTCTCGGCAATCGGTTCAGCCATTTCTGAACTGCCAACTGCCTCTGATCGCGCAGCCGCTGCGGTTGAACTTTTTGGCGAAAAAGGTGCCGCTCTGGCACCATTGTTCCGCGAAGGAATAACAAGCCTTAAAGAGCTAGAGGCAGAAGGCGAAAAACTTGGGGCTATCGTGAGTGATGTTCAGGTCGGCAATGTCGCTGACATGAACGACGCATTCGATAAGGTGCGAGCCACCGTCCAGGGAATCGTTGGCCAAGTCATTGGCAACCTTGCTCCTGCCGTCACGGATGTAACAAATCAGTTCCTCGAGTTCGTCAAGACTTTTGAGGGAACTGGCACGCAGGGCACCGGCGGAAACGCAATTGCCAACGCCATCACTGATGTGCTGCTGCAGGGTGCTGAGTACTTCGCAGAAATCTTCGATAAGTTCGTTGCGAACTTTGGAAGCCTTGGCGAGACGTTTTCTTTTGCCGCAGACGTTTTTGATGTAACGAGCAAGATTCTGCTCGCAGCATCCGAAGGCATCCGGGCTGCGTTCAATGCCATTCAGACCGGCATTGACGTGCTGCTGCTGGGTTTCGGGAAGATCATTGAGGCTCTCGGCAGTTACGTCAGCGACGATCTTGAGCAGTTCGGCGCAGGGCTGGCAGCAGCGTCGCAGGAGTCGGCAGATAGAAACGCCCGCGAGATGGCGGCCGCAGCGGCAAACGCGGCAAACACGTTCAACAGCATCTTCGCCGGCGGCGACGGCAACGCACAGCAGGCAGGACAGGGCGCGGCATCGCAGTACCTCAGCGGCCTGCGTTCTGAAATTGAGAACGCGCGACTCCCAGAAGTCAAAGTGCAGGCCGATCTTGGCGATGCGGGAGAGCGTCTTGAAGCCTACTTCAAGACGGCCGAAGACGGTGGCTCAAAGCTCTTTCAGCAGTCTGCTGATACCGTCGCGCAATTCCAAAAAATGGCGGACGAGGGCGGGCTTACTGCCGATCAGATCCAGATCATGAACGGCTTCATGGATGACCTAAACGGCAAACTGGACAAGGAAAATGAATCGCGCCAGCAGGC